GCACTGAGATATTACAGCTATGAGGGCCGGATTTATAAACTGATTGGCGGCGACCTAGATAAGCGATGCCGACACGATTTAGATAGCCAAGTGTTGCACCAAGATTTTGCGAGGTGGTACAACGTGAGGATATGCCGCTACTGTAGTAGCTTGTGGATAAGTACGGAAACGGGCAGGGTTTATTATGAAAGTTAAATACCTAGATCCTAGAGCCGATAATTACTTTGGCTACGATAAAGAAAATCAGGTATGGATTTTAGTACAGACTTGGCACATTCTGGTGCATATAATCAAAACACGCAAAGATAAGTATGAGCTGCACCAATGGCGAGCTGGCATAAAGTACGAAAAAGAGCCGACAGATGATGAACTAAAAGATTTTGCCAAGCAAAGCGAGCAGATGTTAGCCGAGGCTATGAAAGCAGGCATCGTTACGGTTTTAGACGATAAAGGCGAGCCGTGCGGCGTTAAAAGATTTAACAGATGGTTTATTAAAGATTTTAGGGAGGGGTAATATGAAAAAAAGAACAATGGCGGCCTTATTATCATTAGTAACATTAATATCGTGGCTAAGGAAACCAAACAAATGGTAGAGCCTAAGCTTAAAACCCGGTATTTCATATGCGGCCTTTGCGGTTATAAGTGCAAGGAAACATACGACCCGGAGGTGCAAAAAGTATTTAGGATTATTTGCGATGATTGCAGGGGAAATAATGTGTAACTACAGTGTGCCTTGCCGGGAAAGAAATATGGTGATTATTGAACGTGATAAAAACTTTAAGCCAACGGTTTGGTGCGACCCCTGCCTAGCCAATATCATAAAGGCGTTAAACTATGGTGGGGTTAAAACCGTAGCCTCTTGTTGTGGGCACGGCGTACAAGATGGCAGCATCGTATTAAGCGATGGCAGGGAATTGGTTATTTTAAATAAATTAAGAGAGAGTAAGCCAAAATGAGCCGCAACAGCCTTAGCCTAGACATTAGCGGCCTAGTAGCCACTGAGCCTAGAACTATGGTTGTTTTTTATGCAGGCGAACACGGACAAGGCGGCGAGCTTAGGGAAAATCTGATAGTAAACGCTACGCCTGATGATGAGTTAATTATTGCAATTGCTAAAAAAAAGTGCCTTAGGTTAAACGCTAAGAGCTTTAAGCTATTTATAGAGTTACCAGTAATATACAGCGTGCCTGTGGAAAAGGTATAATTAAGATATGGCAAAAGCAGCAGACATAATTAGAAAAACACCTGATAGAGATAAAGAGCCTGAGGCTTTTGATAATGAAAAAACCTACGTTGGCGATGTAGCTAAAGGCCGTAGCGTAGGTGGTAGGCCACCAGCCTTTAAGACTGCCGCAGAGCTTGAGGCAAGGATTGATGATTACTTTAACTACGCAGTGCCTTACAGACAGGTTGTAATAAAAAAGGGTAACTTTACTGACGTTAAAGAAATACCAGTGCCGACCATATCAGGATTAGCTTTGCACTTAGGTTTTAACAGTAGGCAGAGCTTTTATAACTACGAGGGTAAGCCTGAGTTTATGGACACTATAAAAAAGGCACGGTTTTTTATAGAGCAACATTATGAGGAAATGCTACAGACGGGCAACACAACCGGGGCTATCTTTGCCCTTAAAAACTTTGGCTGGCGTGATACGGTAGATCTTACTAGTAATGGCGAAAAGCTGCCTATGGCCCTTGTGCAGTTTGTAGGGGGCAACGATGCCACTAGCCGAAAAGCAGATTAAGGTTATATTTGTAGAGGATTACAAAGAGCTGTTTAATGAGCAGTGGCGGTTTATAGTCTTTGACGGCGGCAGGGTTAGCGGTAAGAGCCAAAACACTGGCAAGGCTTTGATTATCCGGGGCAGGCAAAAGAAGTTACGCATACTGTGCACCCGTGAAATACAAAACACTATCAAAGACAGCGTGCACAAGCTGCTCAAAGATATTATTGATGAGCACGGCTTTATAGATTATGAGGTTACTAACGATGCCATACGCAATAAAGTTACCGGCACAGAGTTTATATTTAGGGGCCTGAGATACAACACCAATGAAATTAAGAGCTTAGAGGGTGTTGATATATGTTGGGTTGAGGAGGCACAGGCCGTTAGCGAGGCCAGCTGGCAAATATTAGTGCCGACCATCCGTAAGCCCGGTAGCCAAATCATAGCCACCTTTAACCGCTTTAACGAGTTAGACCCGGTTTACGTTAGGTTTGTTATGAATAAGCCGCCTAATACTTATTACAGACGGGTTAACTACGATGCCTTAGAGCGTGCAGGCCTGCTGCCGGATGTTAGCCGCCAAGAGATTGAGTACGATAAGGCTAACAACCCTAGCCTTTATGCACACAAATGGTTAGGCGAGCCGCTTAGCCAAACTGATTTAGCCATACTAGACCGGGATAGGGTGCTAGCCGCTATGGGCCGAGAGGTTGAGGCAGATGGTAAAAAGATTGTAGGCGTTGACGTAGCCCGTATGGGTAATGACCGCACAGTGCTATGGATGCGTAAGGGCTTTAAGACCCTGCGGTATATAGTGTTGCAGCATAAACGCACTACTGAGGTATGCGATGCCCTAGAACAGTTTATTGCCTTTGATAAAACCTGCGAGCTGAGGGTTGATGATACGGGCGTTGGCGGTGGGGTTACTGATGAAATGATAAAGCGTGAGTATGAGGTAGTGGCTATAAACTTTGGCGGCGAGCCCGGCGATAAGACCAAATACCCCAACTGGATAAGCGAGGCTTGGTTTAATATGGTTGAGATCATAGACGAAATACAATTGCCCTTTGATAGCGATTTGCTTATGGAATTAACCAGCCGGGCGTGGCGACAGGATAACAAAGGCAAGCGAGCTGTGGAAAGTAAAGCCGATTATAAAAAGAGGGGCTACCGCAGCCCGGACTTAGCCGATGCCTGCATCATCTGTTACGCCGAGTTGACCCCTGCCCCTGCCGGGATAGTCAATATGAGCTTTGTGTAAAACTTAGTGCCCGGCAGCTTGTCTAGGGGCCGGGCACTAACCTAACGGGAGGGGTTACGCCGCAATAAATACGGCAGGCACATTATACCGCACTTATGATTTTAATATCAGTAAAAATCTAAAAATGCTACTATAATAAAAAGAGGCATAACAGTAATGGCAAAACTCAAGCTACCAAATATGACAAACGAATACTGGACATTAGGCTTGTTACTGGTAGCCCCACCACTGATAGCGTATTTATATTTAGATTGGCGAGCTGCACTTAGTGCATTTTTAATAACACAACTAGCCATAGGGCTAATAAGGCTGAGGTATAGCTAATGGGATTTTTACGGCAAGCTATCAAAAACTTTGGTGGCGAAAAAGATTATCTGAACGGTGCGAGCATTGAAATGATAGGCACACGGCGAGGCCGCCGGATTAAGACTAATGAGCAGCTTATGAACGAGTACGCCGGGTACGTTTACCGGGCCATTGACGTTAAGGCGACCAACGTAGCCCGTGTGCCCCTCTATACTGAGCAGTTTGTTGGCGGCCAATGGGTAAAGCGTGATTTTCCGGGCATAATGCCGCTGCTTAATGGCACGGATGCCAGCCCCTCACAGACTTGGATGCGGATTGGCACGACTGTGTATAAGCAGATGTTTGGCGAGGCCTTTTGGTATGTCAACGTATTAGAGCAAAGCCGCAAGCCGTTTGATAGGCTGCTGCTTTACCCTAACCGCATACGGGTGCTGGCCGATGATAACGGCAAGGTGGTGGGCTACATTTATACCACCGAAAAGGGGCAGCAAGTACCGCTTGATGATGATGAGGTTGTGCACTTTAAATACTTTAACCCACAAAACCACCTGCGAGGCTTAGGCCCGTTGCAGGCCGCCGGGCTGTACGTTGATGCTGAGCGTAACACTATGGAGTATATAGCCAACTTCTTAGAGAATAACGCAACCCCTAGCGGTATAATCGTATTGCCTGCTACCACTGCCGAGGCTCAGTTTAATACCTTTTCAGAGAATTGGAAAAGCCGTTATCAAGGGGTTAAGAACGCTGGTAAGACCGCCATATTGCAAGCTGACGGCGTAGATTTTAAACAGATCAGCAGCACGCTAAAGGATATGCAGCTTAATGACCTGCGAGCAATGAGCCGGGATGATATATTAGCCATCTTTGGAATTAGCAAACATATCATTGGGGTGGCCGATGAGGGCGGCTTAGGCCGGGCCACTGCCGAGGCACACGAATATATCTTTGCCAAGCACCACGTTGAGGTTGAGCTGGCCGATGATATTAACACTCTTAACGAGGCCCTTAGGCGGTATTTCCCGGCAGAGAGCAAAACTTGGCGTATAGGCTTTACCAGCCCTGTGCCTGAGGATAAAGAATACCAGCTGAACTTAGCCAACAGCGGTAAAAACGTTATGACCCTAAATGAACGCAGAGCCCTGCTAGGGCTAGGCCCGGTAAACGGCGGCGATATTCTGACCGATGAAAACGGCAGCCAGCTTAGCAGTAAGACGGTTGGCAGCATCAAGATTAAAAAGATAGTTAAAAAAGAAATAACCTACGAGCACAAGGAAAAATACAGACTGAGCATACAGGATAAGCAGACCAGCTACGAGCGTAGGGTAAAAAAGATTGTTAAAGAGTTTGTAACCGAGCAAAAAGAGCAGGTGCTAGATGATCTGATTGGTGGGCAGGCCAAGCAGGTTGAAAAGGCTATAACCGATGGCAACCTAAACCCTCAAAAGCAGGCAGAACGCCTAACAGAGCTGACGATTGGCGTTATATATGACCTGATTAAAGAGCAAGGCAACCTAGCCATAAAATACGCTGGCGATACTGAGCCCTTTGTAATGACTGAGGATATAAAGACCTACACACGCCGCAGCCTAGAACGGGCCAGCCTCAGCTATAACCAAGATATTGTAGCCAGCATTGGCAAGGCCGTTACCGAGGGGCTTAAAAATGATGAAAGCTTGCTGATGATAGGCCAGCGGATTGAAAAGGAATACGGCGACATCGCAGGCTATAAGCTTGACCGACTGGTTAGAACGGAAACCCTAAAGGCCAGTAATGAGGCTACCCAGTACGGCTATATGCAGCTTGGAATTACCAAACAGGAGTGGTTTACAAATCCCGGTGCTTGTGATTACTGCGAGGAGGTAATGAAAATGGGGGTAAAAGGAGTAGGCGAAACATTTTTAGCAAAGGGCGAAAGTTTGACGGATAGCAACGGTAACGAGCGAGTATATGACTATGAGGATGTTGAGCACCCACCGTTGCACGCAAATTGCCGCTGTGTAGTATTGCCAGTGAGGGAGTAGCGATATGAGCCAGTTAGATAAGCTAGGCTTACAGCAGCTACACCTAGACCACAAAGACCTGATTAAGCAATACAAAACGATAGCCGAGTTATTAGAGCATATCAACAACCGGGATATTAAGGCCCTTATTGCCGAGGCCCTGCCCAAAGAGTTTAAGATCAAGGCCGACAGCCTGCCGCCGATTGAGATTGATGGCGACTTAAAAGCCGTAGTGGATGGCAGCCGGATTGAGGTAACTAACCTTGACGAGTTAGAGCAATACTTTATTGGCCTGCAACTGGCGATGGTTGAGGCTATTGCATCCCCTACCCGGCTTGATTTAAGCGATAACGCCGGGGTATTGCCCGTTGCCCTCCAAGAGATAGAGGTTATACTAGCCCTGCTTGCACAGATCGCCGATAAGGAAATGACGGTAAACGTAGAGCAAGGCGATGTGATTATAGATTGGCCGAGGCGACCTAGCGAGGCAATACCCGTTAAATTGGTTGATAAAGACGGCAAGGTATTTTATAACGCAAGCTTTAGTGCCTCTATGGGTGGCGGTGGTGGTGGCGATCCCACGTTGGGGCAAGGCCAAACCCTGCAATTTGCCAGCATTGACCAAAGCACGCAGGGTACAGATGAATTGGTGGCAGCTACGGCAAACGCAAAAATCTATGT